GTAGCTCAGAAGTCTAATTTATTCTTTGGTACGGATCTGTTATCGGATAGTACGCGTATAGAATTGATTGATACTGCTTTTATGGGTGCAAATAATATTAGACTGGTTGCAAGATACTCAGCAGGTGTTCAAACTGGAACAGGAGCTGATATAGTTAGACAATCATAATAACAAAAATAATGGGAGAGTTTAGGCTCTCCCTTAACTTAAAACATAAATAAACATGGCTTGTATAGCATTAACTAAAGGACGTGGTTTGGACTGCAATCGCAGCTCGGGAGGCGTTAAATATATATATTTCGGTGTCTATGACCAATTCTCTCCACTACCTCTTGTAGTAAATTCAGAAGTAACAGATATTGAGATGGCAGCAAATACTCTTTATCGGTACACTCCGCCTAGAGGAAGCTCACAGGCTATGGAAACGATAACAGGTAGTACTGAAAACGGAACAATTGCGTATACTCCAACTGTTTCTATGGTACTTAACCGACTCAGCAAAGAAGACCAGAACGAAATAAAATTATTGGGGCAGACGCAACTAATTATTTTCTGTCAATTAAACGAACAATTAGCAAACGGACATGATGTTATTGTAGCTTTAGGAGTTACAAATGCTATGCAATTAAATGCAGGTACTGCTGATTCTGGGACTGCTTTCGCGGATAGGAATGGTTATACTCTGAACTTTGACGGATTTGAAGCTGACCCTTTTCCTATGGTTGCAGATTACACTACAACGCCTTTCGATAATGCAGCGTTTACTTTAGCTCTGCCTGTTATCAGTTCTTAATTAGTAGTTTTCATATATTCTTTGATTAGGGGGCTTTTAAGCCCTCTTTTCTTTGATAAGCAAATAAATAAGAGTCTTTTCTATTATATATTATATGATACAAGCAATACGACAAACTAATTTTGATGCCTTTATAGAAACTAAGGCAAATAGAATAGCTACTGTATCTTCAGATAAAATAAGGCACTTAGTAAAATTCACAAATGACTTAGATGGCTCGGTGTTTTATGCTTATCCTATATTGGAGAATATCTACGAGAGATATACTTCTATGCCATTTTCTTATAATGCAACCCCTAATAGATATGCAGGAAGAATAAACTTAAAACCAGCAGGGTATTACAAATATGAAGTCTATGAAGTTAGTTGGGTGGGTGATGTTCTTCTAAGCTCCGCAACTGCTCCATCTACTGAAACAGATGTACTGCCTGTTTTAGGTGCTCATGGAGTAGTAGAAGGGCTTGTAGCTATTGGGAAATTGTATTTAGCAGAAAAAGATGGAAGCGAAGAAGTGCAATACATTCAAAATGCAAAAAGAGTACAAACTTTAACTATCGCTTTTGGTGGCACAGGTTATGCAGTAGCTCCGACTGTTACAATAGCAGCACCAGGAACTAATGGAGGACAACAAGCAACAGCAACTTGTACTATCTTAGCAGGTGTAGTTAATACTGTAACAATCACCTATGCAGGTAGTGGGTATGAAACAAATCCAATAGTAACTTTAACAGGCGGAGGATTTACTGATGCAGCTACTATAACGGCAACAATAGAACAAACAAACTATATATATTACGGACAATAAAAAACAAAAAAAATGGCAATAGAAAATGTACAACAGCTCTTAACGGAGCAAATGGGAAAGAACAGATGTGATGTAATAAAAACAACTGCAATGACAGGTAAAGATTATTATTGTATTCATTTTCCTGTGGAGAGTGTGATAACTACAATAGCAGCAGCTAATGCAATTTCAGGAGGTGGTAGTGATATAGCAAATCTTCATGGAGAAACAATGGCAGCAGGAACAACTATATTTTTAAATGTTACAGCAATAGATTTAGCTAGTGGTGTTGGTCTTTGTTATTACGAACAGCCTATATAATGTTAGCACTTAAACAAGCATTAAGTTTAGTATCTTCTAAAAGTCTTGGGGTGTCATGGTCGCCTGATGATGAAACAAGTTTAGAGGCTTGGTATCAAAATGCAGTAGGCATAACTCTTAACGGCTCTGATGTTAGCCAATGGGCAGATAGCTCTACAAACGGCTATGATATGACAGCTTCTGGCACACAACAACCTGCTTACTCAGGAGGGGTTTTGACCTTTGTAAGTGCTGACAGTAATAACCTACAAACAACAGGGCAGATTTCTTTAACAGGAGATTTTACAATAGGGATTAAATGCTTTCCAACTGAGTTCAATAATGTAATAATAGCAGACAACACTACAACAAATGAATTTTTTAAATTTACAACTACTAGCCAATTCAGAATAAGAATAGATGGCGGTACACAAAATATTACTTTAGATAGTGGTACTTTTGGTGATGATTATTTAGTTATTACTAGAGCTTCTAACGTCTTAACTTTACACCAAAATGGAACTGCACAAAGCACTACACCTACACTTTCAGGAACGGCTGATATTGATGCAATAGGTGTAAGAGCAACTGACACTAATGCTTATGCAGGAACTATAAAAGAAATACAAATATATAACAGTTCAAGTGCAGGATTAACGGCTAATGTAAACGATAGACTAGCAACTTTATAAAATGGAAAATATAATATCAATAAATTTAAGCACTACAACAGCTCCAGTCGTATCAGAATCACGTTCAAAGCATTGGGTAGATTATGGAACAGAGGACTGGGCAAATCTCTATCCTCAGTTTTTAATTGACCTTTACTACAACAGCTCTACACAAGCGGCTATTATTAATTCTACTTCAGAGCTAATCGCTGGTGAGAACATAGTTATTGAAGATGAAGCAGAAAGAGATTTAGAGGCAGTTGTTAAATTAAAGAAATTCTTTAATTCAGCTAATGGTAATGAAACGCTACATGAAGTCATAAAAAAAATATCTTTTGATTTTAAGCTGCAAGGAGCGTTTGCCCTTAACATTGTATGGAGTCAAGACAGGACTACAATATCGGAAATCTATCATATTGGAGTGGACAAGATTAGAGTAGAAAAACCAAATAAACTAGGAAAAATTGAAGGCTTTTATGTTTCAGCAGATTGGTCAGATACTAGAAAAAACAAGCCTTACAGAGTTCCTGCCTTTAATACTAACGACAGGACTTCACCTAATCAAATCTTATACACAGGGCTTTACAGTCCTAATATGAACGCTTACCACACACCAGACTATGTTGCTGGAAATAATTGGGCTTTAGTAGATCAAAGGGTAGCTGAATTTCAATTATCTAACATCAATTCAGGCTTCAGTTCTAGCTTCATGATCTCCTTTGCTAACGGAGTACCGACACAAGAAGAGCGGTTTCAAATAGAGCAAAGTTTAACAGATAAATTCACAGGAGCAAATAACGCAGGAAAATTCATTTTGACATTCTCAGATGATAAGACTAGAACACCTGACATAACAGCAATAACCCCTTCTGATTTAGACAAGCAGTACTTGGCTTTGCAGGAGCTTTTGGTTCAAAACATTCTTACCGCTCACCGAGTAACGAGCAAGACGCTTATGGGAATTGATTCAGGTAATGGATTTTCAAGTAATGCAGATGAATTGAACGCTGCCTCAAATTATTTTTTAAACACAGTCTGTAAGCCATACCAAGCTCATATCATCCGAACACTTAGGAAAATCTTTACAGTAAACAATATGGATATGCCTGTAATGTTTGAACAGCTTAAACCAATTACAACTAAGTTTACTAATCAAGACCTTGCTGGAGTACTTACAAGTGACGAAATTCGTGAGGAGATGGGCTATGCACCTTTAGATGTAGAAGTACATGAGGACTTTACTAAGATGTCTGAATATACTGCCTTAGATGCGTTCATTGATGAGTTTGGAGAGGATATGTCAGACAAATGGGAATTAGTAGAAGAAGAAATAGTAGATGGCGAACATCAAGATTTTGATTTTGAAGAAACTTTAAATGAAATAGCAGGTGAGAAGATTGAACTAGCTTCAACGGGTAGAGCTATTCCAAGTCGTAAGTCAGAACAAGATGGTATATCAAAAAAAACTTATGATTATTTTAGAGTTCGTTATGTTTATTCTAATGATAATTTCTTAACTAACAAATCAGGAACAAGCAGGGACTTTTGCAAGAAAATGGAGTCAGCTAAAAAACTTTACAGAAAAGAGGATATTATAAGAACAAAAAGCAATAGTGTTAATCCTGGATTTGGTCATAATGGTGCAAATTATAATTTGTTTCTCTACAAAGGCGGTCCTCAATGTTTTCATTTTTGGAGTCGTAGGATTTTCAAGACTGTAATAGGCGAATCTAAGACTACTAAAATAGAAGATGCTGATGCAATAGGTTACACAAAGGCTAAGTCAGAAGGGTTTACGGCTAAAAAGAATGATAAGTTAGTAGCAATACCACCAAGAAAAATGAAAAATAACGGATATTACAATTAGAAATTATGGCATACGTATTATTTATATCAGAAGAACGACTTAAAGACTCAACAACAATAGGTCTTAATGTAGATGTTAATTTGCTTAGCCCGTATTTAGTTCAGAGCCAAAAGCTTTACGTGGAGACCAAACTTGGTACGGACTTAAATGAAAAGCTAAAATCTTTAATTATAGCAGGAACAGTTAATAGTGTTCCTGCCAATGCAGCTTATGCAACTTTATTAAATGATTATATTGCGGAACTTTTACCGAGCTATGCTCTATACATGGCACTTCCTTTTTTACGCTTCAAAATTGAGAACGGGAACATATACTCTAAAACCTCAGAAACTGGAAATGCTTTATCTACGGAAGAAGCTCAACACCTTAGAAATGAGGTACTTAACACAGCTGAATATTATATGGAAAGAATGATAGACTACATAAGAAACAATACTGCTAGTTTTCCAGAATACAGTACGAACACAGGATCAGATGTAAATCCTGACCGCAACTCCTATTATTCAAACATGAATCTTGAAAGACCTAACCAGCAAGGAACAAGATTAACATTAAGGAACTTCCTAAACTAGATTGATGAAAAAGACTTACAAAGTAAAAGAAATAAATAAAACTAAATTAAAAGAATACTTAAAAGATGGCACTAAAACAATTAGCAAAGGAAGTCGGAGATGTACTGATATTAAACACAACAATATTAAGTGTCGCAACATTCAGTAATATAGAAGTAGTTTTAAAGATTATTCTTTTAGTAATATCAATAGTCTATACTGCCGACAAGTGGTATTTTCAAAAGAGGAAACGAGATGGCAAAAAATAAGGGAATTGAAACTGTTAATTCAAATAGCAAAAAGCGTAAAGGAGTACATAGTAAGAATGCTTCAAAATCTCAGAATGGCTATAAACAAAAATATAGAGGTCAAGGGCGTTAATCTCCTGATCCTAAGAGATACATTTACTGAAGTTTCAACTATTGGTAATTTGTATTTAGATGGGGAATGGCTTTGTGATACATTAGAACTACCCTATAAAGACAACCAAAGAAGTATAAGTTGTATTCCTGAAGGTCAATACAAGGTAAGACTTAGAACAGCTAGAGAATCAGCTACAAGAGATTACTTACACCTATTAATTCAAGATGTACCTAATAGAGATTTTATCTTAGTGCATATCGGAAATAAAAGCTCAGATAGTCGTGGTTGTATTCTAGTAGGAATTGGAACTGAACAAGACTTTGTTAAGAACTCCAGACTCGCTATGGAACTATTAATGAAGGAAATCCTTAATTTAGGTGGCACAAATATTAATTTAATAATCAAAAACAAATAAAATGAAAAAATGGTTAATCAGTCAAATGCTAAAATCTAAGAAATTTTGGTACGCAATCGGTAGTATTATTATTCCTATTCTAGTTACTTATTTAGGAGTAGATGAAGCAACAGCAACAAACTTATTCTATGCAGCACTAACTTTAGTTATCGGACAAGGTATTGCTGATAGTGGAAAAAAGTAATAGATACAGATTAAAACCCCACGAGGTAGCTGCCTTACAGAAATTGCGAGAATCTGAAACTAGGAACATCTTAGTCATTGGAGATTTGCACGAACCGTTCTGTTTAGATGGCTACCTTGATTGGTGTTTAGAGCAGTATGAAACCTTTAATTGTAATCAGGTCGTTTTCATTGGTGATATCCTTGACAATCATGCGTTTAGCTATCACGAGCCAGACCCCGATGGAATGTCAGCAGGGTTAGAACTTGATAAGACTATTAATAAAGTATCTGAATGGTACAAAGCTTTTCCTGATGCTGATGTTTGTATTGGCAATCACGATAGGATGGCAGCCCGTAAATCATTCTCAGGTGGAATACCTAAAGCGTGGATAAGGTCTTACAATGAAGTTTTAGGAACTCCTAATTGGAATTGGATAGAATCTGTTTCTTATGACAATGTGCTTTACGAACACGGAGAAGGAGGACAAGCAGCAGCTAAATCTAAAAACAATCTGATGTCTAGCGTTTGTGGTCACACTCATACTTTAGCTTATGTACAATGGTTTTGTGGTAAGAAGTATAGAGTATTCGGAATGCAGGTCGGATGCGGTGTGGATTGTACCACCTACGCAGCAGCATACGCCAAGAACTTTAAGAAGCAATCAATCGGATGTAGTGTCGTTCTGAATAACGGAACGCTCCCTATCAATCTATTAATGCCTTTATAATGGAAGAAAATATTGGATTAAGAATAACTCTAATATATATCCTTATAATAATAGTAGTACTAGCCTTCGCTTTATAG